AAAATGACGATGGATCTTAATGCCCCGCAGAAAAATGGACGTTGTTCGACGGTTAATCTGATCGTTGGTGTCATCAAACTGTGGTGGCAGTTCAATACGATTCAGGTACAACACACCATACCGTTGATTCTGACCGAGTATCCCGCGAACCGTTGGGGCATACTTCTCAACTGCCGTTTTACTATGAGGCTTGTCGGTCTCAACCTCCATACCCCCATGTTGGCGAACACGTGACATGTTCGGTCCTGGATCGTTCCTGGGTCGTTTCCTTGGTGCGCCTTGGTAATTACCAGATGGCCGTTTTGTGGGGGTTACAAAGTCAGTAAACCGGTCCTCTAACGGTTGAAAGTGATTTTCTAACTCGTCGACACCTTCTTCAATATCCTGTGCAAAATCACCAGCGTCGTGCCATAAAGTTGCTGGTTGTCCTACGGCCCAGTCAAATACGTCCTTCGCCACATTCATTATGAAAAGTGAGCTAGCCTATATTACCTAGCTCACTTCTGTCCCAGTCCCAACATGGCGAATCCTTCTTCTAAATCCCGGCGTTTTTGCTTCACCATTAATAATCCTACTGATGATGAATCGGCGAAAGTCGCGACCTTCCTCGATGGGCCTCGCGTCGTATACGGAGTGGTTGGCCGCGAAACAGGAGAAACTGGAACCCCCCATTTACAAGGCTTCTGCATCCTTGTTGCCCCGCAAAGATTCGCCTTCTTACACAGCCACCTCTGCCCCCGCGCCGCCCTCTTCGTTGCCCGCGCGAAAAGCCAAACGGCCGCCGACTACTGCAAAAAAGACGGAGACTTCGACGAGTACGGAACCCTCCCTGATGCGCAAGGTCGCCGCTCGGACATCGAAGAATTCAAAGCATGGGTATCCGCCCTCGCCACACGACCTTCCGAACGAATGGTCGCACGTGCGTTCCCCTCGCTATATTTGCGTTACCGGGGAAACCTCATGTCCCTCGTCGGACATCTCAGTCCAGACCCAAACTTCGGACTCGGAGACGAGCTCCGTGGATGGCAACGAGAACTTGCCAATACTTTAGATGCTGATCCAGATGATCGTACGGTAGAATTTATTATTGACCCAGATGGTGCGAAAGGAAAAACTTGGTTTGTGCGTTGGTTATTGCAAAACAAACCTGATGATGTGCAGGTGCTTTCTATTGGTAAACGCGACGACATTGCACACTGTATTGACGAGACGAAATCGATATTTCTCTTTGACATTCCCAGAGGATCAATGGAGTATCTCCAGTATTCCGTTTTAGAAAAACTCAAGGACCAACTCGTGTTCAGTGGAAAGTACGAATCCAACACGAAGATATTGCCGCACCCCGTACATGTTGTAGTGATGTGCAATGAAGAACCCGACTTGTTGAAATTGACACAGGATCGCTATAAATTAACTAATATCTAACGTCGACGATAAAGCAACCTATTCCGGTAAACACGATATCCCCGACGGTAAGCGTAACGGCCCATTGTGGTGTACCGACGACTGTATCGCAACGGTGTTCTAACGAATGTCCGAGGTCGGTGTCTTCTAACCGCTGCCCCCAAACGGGCGTAGTAACTATAATTGGCACGTGCGGCGGCTCGTCGATATGGCATATTTAGTGTTTAAGTTCACGGTAGTAAACAGTATTTTGGGATCGTGTATTGAAATGCGCTGCTGTGCCGGTGCTCGGATAATTGCGCAAAATGTTCACTGAATTGATGGGCGTGATCCAATAAACTTCATATATCGGATGGTTCCATGTCCCATTGTCCGATCCTTCTAAGTAAATCCGTTGGGGAACCTTGAAGTACGCTCGCACGCGTGCCACGGACTTACGTGCATCTGACTGCGAGGTAGTGTTGAAATACTGCGAAATACGCATTCGTTTTCGTGCTAAGATGTTGTAATCCGTATGCTGATTCATAGTACCATGGATGTGATTGATATCATATATGTCAAATGGGTTTGTGACATTGGCATTTGGTAGCCAGTCCTGGAACGGATGATACCATTGGGTTTCGCTATTGGCTTGTGTGAAGAACCGGGTCCTCAGCTCTGCCAACGTGCCTGCATCATCTGTTGGATCCTTGGCACACTTGTACTGAATTAACGCCCAATTAACCACCGCTGGTCCCATGTCTCCTCGGCCTTCAGACGCAAAGACATCCAACCCTTCAAAATGACGATGGATCTTAATGCCCCGCAGAAAAATGGACGTTGTTCGACGGTTAATCTGATCGTTGGTGTCATCAAACTGTGGTGGCAGTTCAATACG